GTCTATGCGTATGTGCTAGAAAAAACAGAAATTATTTTTGAACTTACTACTTGTCCTTCTTACGACTGTTGCAAGCGCGGCAGCAAGCCGATAAGTTACTTGGGTCTAATCGTAGTGATGAATTTCTAGCGAGTGGAATTATGTGATCGACTGTCGCATCTGTTCCTGATAATTTCTTCTGACACTTATAGCAAGTCCAGTTGTCTCGTATCAGTATCGCAGTGCGCATCTTCTGCCACTTGTAATCATATCCGCGTGCAGTGCTAGTGCCTCTGTTGTCAGGATATTTCTCGGCGTGAATCATCGCGCACGATGCACAACGACTACCGCGTGTTGGTATTCCACAACCTAAGCAAGCCATCATTGGCATTTAGTCACCGTTGTTATGTCACCACCAGTGAATGCATCCCACTTGATAGCGATACGGATTGCTTCACGAATAATTTCTTCTGCTTCTTTTGCATCGTGTGCAGATGATGCATCAAGTGCAGTCAATGCTCCGAGTGCGAATGCTTCACCTGATCCAGCAACGTAGATATTATCTACGCACTTTTCCCAAGAGTAATCTTCATCAATGCGATAGATGTTGCAATCTATAATCACAATCCAAATGTTGTTGTTCACAACGGATGAATCTGATTTGTTAATTTCATAACCTGCTTCAACGAATGCACGACGCATTGAAGGTATGAGCGAACGAGTAATGAACTTGTCAGGATTAGAGCGACCAACTTTAGGTGCTGCCCAATCGTGTTGCAGAATGTTTATTCCACGAACATCACCAGCGCCACCAAATACGATGCCGTTGTTTTCAAATATCTTGCCGTTAGGAATGAGTTGAGTAAATCCATCGCCGTCAGATGATTGTGAATCTCCACCAATCACTGCCCAGCCATCGCCTTGGATTGCTGCAAGTGTTGTCATTTATTCGCCTCAAGTCTCTCATCGAGTAAGTCGTTGATAAAGTCATCGATGATGTGCTTGCGTGAATCATCTGTTGCCATTTTGGATTCAACCGCGTATTTGAGGGCTTCGTCTATCTCGTCAATGCCGACATTTTCGGCTTTACCTGTTTCCATAGGCAAGACCGATAAACGTAGTGTAGCAGGTGAGATGTCCATTTTACGCGCTTTTCTTGACTCTCAGTGCCACGAACTCTTTGAGGTTGTAGAGCTGACCCTTCTTGGCAACTCCCAACTTCTTGGCATCGCGCCGAACATATCTGGCAGGGATGTTGAGATATTCACCTATGGCTTCTGCATCAACCCAAATGTCTCTGCGAGTATCAGTCATCGCTACTGCTATCAATCTGATCGCCGACCATTCAGTGCCACACTTCTTGCAAGGAACGATGTCGGTCAATTCCTCTTCGTTGATCTTGAGCCAATGTCCACACTCTAAACCTTCTTGAGTATCGGCTGGACATTGAATGCGCTTGACCTTCTCAACGTAATCTCTAGCGGCAGTTTTGCCAATGGCGTGCAGGTCTTTCACCTCATCAGCAAAGTCGCCGATCCATTCCTGCGTTCCCATCCAATTCAAGTGGGCTTGCGCGAATGCGATCGCCAACGCCACCTCTTGCGACACCGGATAGCGGTCAAGCAGTGCTGGCGGTGTCAACTTCCGCTCTGACCTGATCAGCACCTCCCACGAATGCAACACCTTCAGAATGTCATCGCCAGCGATGAACGAGAGCGCCGCGACATTGACGCCAATGGTGCGCTCGCCACTGCTAGAACCGTGTCCACCGTTGCCTGGTATCAGCTCGGCGTGCGCGGCTTCGTAGAAGTCCTTAATGTCCTCCAGTTGGCGATGGATGCGCATTTCGCACCGCTGGCATAATCCAGCAGCTTCTTTAGCGCAGATCGGACACATCAGGTTTCCTCCAGTAATAGGGTAGTTCGGTGATTTGGCGGTTGGGCTGGCATTTGTGTTCGGCGAGGATCAGTCTGGCCTTTGGGTGAAGGATACGACTTGGGGTGAGCATTTGAGCCGCAAACGATTTGCCACTTCGGGAAATTTCAAAGACCCTATCGCCAGCGATGAACCTTTCGGTGGCTTCCAGCAAGTTGAGTCGTTCTGGGTCAAGTTTGGTTTCAAACCCTGTCCGGCAGATCAACCGCCAAAACATCGACTGACACTTTTGGCATCGGTCAGGATTGGCTTCCTCCGATAATCTGTAGGGAGCGATTTCATCAAATGCAACTTGGTAACTTGGTAGTTTGGATTTCGCCATTTTCAACCTGTAACCAATATGGTGGCCCTATATAGGCCACACCTTATATTGGTAGAAATTGCTACCGTATATTGGTAGATTCTACCAAGTTGCAAATGACCAGTCAGATGACCACTATTTAGGCTAATTTTGACTGCTCCGGAATCAGGTATTCAGGTGGATACCAGCGAACGGTGCGACCTTCACCAGGAGCGGATTTGACCCTATGGCGTCTCTCAGCTTCCTTACGAGCAGCGATAAGTGCCTTGTCGTCAGGTCCTTTATTGATGATGGTGCAGATTTGGCTAGTAGTGGCTCCAGGATTGACTATAACGGCTTCAACCCACAACTCCTCAAGGTTGCTCTTCTTGACGCTCCTAGCGTCTCCTCCGCCCAATGTGAGGGCTCTGCTGCGGTCGTCATACTTGAGCAACTGCTCCTCCAGGATGACATCTCGACCGTCGGCGCTGAAGAAGCGGCCGTCATCGGTCTTCTTGAGCAGCCAGCGCACGTCAGCCCAGTCATCGATACGGGTTGCGCCACGAGCGCGGTCAATGCCGAACTCCTGAGCGCGACCAGTGTGGACTGGCAGAATCAGGTTACTGACGCCAGCACGCTCCTTGATGATGTCAAGTTGGTCAAGGAATACGCCGACATCAGAGTTGGAGTTTTCATCGCCGCTGCCGGTGAAGGCTCTGGCGAATGGGTCCACGATCCACGTTTCGCACGCAAGCCGTGATAAAACCTCCACAACTTGATCGCGAACGTGATCGCTTCTCAGTGGAACGGACTTTCCGCGCAAGTGGACAAGTGTGACCTTCTCTGACTTCTCAATCGCCACATCATTCATCCAACGACGGTACTGATTCTCGCTTACTTCGTAGTTGAATATGACAATTCGACCGTCGTGCTGGGCTGGCTTGAAATAGTTGAGGAATCTAGTGCCATCGGCTAAAGATTTGGCAAGGTTATTGATTAAGGTGGTCTTTCCAGCCTTGTATTGAGCCGTCAAGGTCACGTTAGCGCCTTTAGGAATGATTCCTTCAATAACCCAAGCGACCTCTGTTACTGGCTGCTCTAGCTCTTCAGCAAGGGTTTCAATATAGACAATGCCGTCGTATTTTTTAACGGCATCTTCTGAGTCAAGGACTGACTTGGCTTGGCGTCTAGCGCGGCCTTTGATGATCTCATCTCTTACGAGGGCTTCTTCGGTGCTAAGGAATTTGATCGCCTCAATGACTGGAGATTTCTCACCAGTTTCAGCGACGTGTTCGTTCTGTACGTTTTCAAAATAGTTTTGTACGGATTGAGTTGCAGCGCCAGCGATGGAAGGAACTCCATAACCATTCAATCTGAGATTCTTCGCCGCCTGTGAGAAGTCGCCGTGATAATTCAAATGAGTGAAGGCTGCAAACTTTGAGTAAGGCTTCTCAGCATCGAACTCGGTGCTAGTGGAGAAGACATAAAGATTATCGCCGTCATTTTTGCCAGTGGTCGCCGATACGCCCATCGACTTACCTGGTCTGCGCCAATAAGTAACTCCAGCGCTAGTGAAGACCTTCGTCCAACCGCGAGTGCCGATGATCTCATCCCATGTTGCGCGTTTGTTGAAATCATCGCCCGGCGTAATCCCACCGCCAGCATCCTCCTTGCTCTGCGAGGTCGAGATCACCTCCAGCACTGATGCCACCTGCGGCATCCGATCCAGCATCCTCATCACGTCGTGGATGGCATCGCTCTCCTCATTTGTCAGCGTGGGAATGGTGGACGGTGAGCCCCGCAACGCCACCCACGCAGCTCCAGAGGGATGCACTGACCCATACGACGGCGCAACGATGGAGAACCCGCCTTCCCCGCGAGTCTCAATCAGAACGCCGCCGTCTTCTCCTGGTTGGCGTGCCAACTTTGTGTTGCCAGCGACAGGTGCATCGCTGATGCGGTAATAGAGGTGGATTCCGCCTGATGGCGTTGCCTCTACATAACCGTTCATAATCTTTTCCCACAAATCGGTCAACCCTGAGCCGTTGGCGATTTCAGTGGCTTCTGCAATCATATTTTGAGCAACGGCGCGACCTTCAAACTCCATCATCAATAGATTCATTGAGACGCGACCTGTGATCACGCCGAACCCAGTTACCGATTCATCCTTGAACCATTCGTGGATTTGCAGTGCGTTGGCGCGTTCGCTTTGGTACTTCTTCCACGACCCGATCGGCGCTTTAGAACCATCCATACGAGTTGGCACGATTGAGCATCCAGCATTCGCCCACGCCATCGCTTGTGAAAAGATAGGTGAGGAATGATCTGTTGGATTATTTTGCATTTGCTGCCCATTCAATTCTCGCCTTGGCAATCTCAACATATTCTGCCGATTGCTCTATCCCAATGAAATCAAACCCCTCAAGAATTGCAGCCTTGCCAGTTGATCCTGACCCCATGAATGGATCGAGAACGATTCCTGCTGGCGGCGTGATAAGTCGGCAAAGATAGCGCATGAGGTCTGTTGGCTTTACTGTTGGGTGATGATTGGCGCGTTCATTCACGCCACGATTTCTCGGATTATCACCGCCCGGATTTCCTTCTTTTCTTGATTCATCTTGTTTTTTAGCCTCAAACCCATCAAGCCCCTCATTGCGATCCCGCTTGCTCGCCTTCGCGCAGTAGAAAAATCGGGCCGCGCTGCCACTGTCTCCGTATCCAACATCTTCCATCATTGTTGAATCTTTTGAGCCTGTTGCATAATTTATATTTGCAGATGGGGAATGACCTACATTCCTGCGAACTGCAACCCCTGCCTTGGTATCCGGAAACAACGCCACAACCTCATCGCTGCCATCGTGAATGAAATTGGCGGGGAAGCGCCCGCCCTCATTGAGTCTTTCGCCAACAGTTGATTCGGTGAGAGTTTTGAGATTTCCATGAAAGCTCGGATTGTCACTTTTTGATTTTCCGCTATTGAACCAACTTGGCGGTCTTTCATTTTTCCAATCTGCTGGAATCCTGCTCGCATCAATGTTCAACCCACCCACGCCATAGGTGAGGACATTGTTGGCAACAGTTCCGACAATCGGCTTGCGAGCAAGAACCATTGGTTCGTGTGCTGGCTTGAGCGCCGTTCCCCAACCCGCCCATCCTTCACTTTCTTGTGTTCGTGACTCGTACTTTGCAAGCAATTCACCATTAGCGCGTTTTTCACCAGTTGTCGGATGAATCTGTGAGCCGCTAGAAATCGCGTGACCACGATTGCTTTGACCCATTTTTTTATCTATTGCATTCGCTACATTGTGCGACTTAGGAAATCCCGACCCATAGACCCACATAATCTGATCGCGAATCTGAAACCCTGCATCCTCAATCGCCACTGCCATGCGGTGATAAGTGCGAGAGCCTGAGAACGCAATCAGATGACCACCGGGCTTGAGAACACGAAGCGCCTCTTGCCACACCTCAATATTAAAGGCTATACCGCTTGCATCCCATGACTTGCCCATAAAACCAAGCTCGTAGGGAGGATCTGTGACGATTGAATCCACCGAGTTATCCGGCATTTCTTTCATTGCTGCGATGCAGTCGTTGTTGATCAGTTTCATTCATGTTCCCCTTTGCAATCTTTGATGTGAACCCAATATGACTCCCAATAGCCTTTGTCGGCGATGGGTCTAACCTCACGCTTGCAAACTAACTCCTCTTCGAGTGTGCTATTGCACTGTTCGCAATCTTCTTTCATCAAGACAAAACAAAAACAATGCGGGTCTTCGCAAGTGTTGCCGTGTTCGTAGCAGATGTCAGGATTCACGATTTAGATGCCCAGCCGTTGCCTTTGAAGATAATGCCAGGAGCTGCATATTGACGGTTCATCTTCATTCCGCAGCAGATAGGTTCGGCAACTGCGTCATTGAATCCGGCGATGATCTCTGTTGTTTTATTGCATGAGATACATTTGAAATCATAGGTTGGCATCAGCAGCAATCCGCTCCACAGTCACACCAACGAGCTGACTCGCGTTGTGATGCTGCTGGCGGTTTTGCTAGTTCCTGCGCTCGCTTATGCAAGAAGAGCATTGTCCATAACATCGCTCCGCCACCTAATGCAGCGCCGATGAGTGCGGTGATAATTGATTGCATTGATTCCCCTTTCGTAGTGACTTGAGTGCGTTGTCGGGAATCGAACCCGATGGTGATGAAAGGTTAAGTCCACCAAGAACCATCTCAACGCTTCGGCCAACCCCCTAAATTGTAGGCCGAAATCTACCCCTTAGAACGGAGGTTTAGTGGCTCCAAGTTGTGCCTGAAGCAGAGCTAATTTCTCAGCATCAGTTAGGGTTGGAGCAGCCGACGATGACAATGGAGCAGATGTTGCCCAAGGATCGCCAGGAATGACGGTGACGTCGAAGTGCTTGAGTGTTTTACCGCCAGCGCGTTTTTCAAGATCGGTGAACTTGATCGTGATTGTATCGCCAACGTTAGGACGCTTTTCGGCTAATGCTGCCTTGAGTCGAACTTGACCGGCAGTAACTGTTTTCTCGCCATCGGATGTTTGAAGCGTTACCTGTGGAGAGACGCTGCCGTCATCCCACCGATGCGCTCCGATGTTTGTGACAACTCCTGAAACGGAATCGCCAACGTTTTCGAATTTGATGTAATCTCCTCCGACTTTCATACCAGGTTCATCCCAAATTGATGACATGGCTTACCTTCTTTCTATGTTGTTGGGCTGGGTATCCTCACCAGGACAACCGACGGTAAAGTCAGTTGAACCAGGCAAGAAAAATGGGCAAAAGTGGCAATGCTGGGTCATTGCGGGAAAATTGCGGATTGATTCCGCACCGCCAATCTCCAGTATCTCGCGCACTGCCGATAACCGCGCAAGACCGCCTAATGCGATGTCTTCGTTGTAAGGCTCCGACCAAATGTGCATCTCTTTCAAGAAGCCACCACGAGGTAGGAATACGATTGCAACATCGTCAATTTCTATGCCGTGCTTATTGATCAAGCCGTATGCGTAAAGGTGGCTCTGAACTCGGTACTGATCCGATGGACCTTCTTTGCGATATTGCTTGAGACTTGTTGGACCGACAACTTTCCAATCGATGACGAGCTTGTTATGCAAGTCAACGAGGTCGGCTGATCCAGCAAGAGTATCTGTCACCGTAACGCGCTCTTCAACAAGATAGCGAGGATTGGCTGGGTCATTGAGGTTGGAATACATCTCCGCCAACCCAACGTGAACCCACGTTCCAATCTGCGCCAACCATTTGTCAGGTTCATTGACCGTATCTTGACCCAAAATCTTGTAGGCCAACTTTCGATCACACTCACCGCCCACTTCGCTAGGTCCGATGGACCGTTGAAGCGAGCGCGGAGCATTGTTGCTGAAGTTATTCAGCTCTGACTTTATTTGCCACGTTAGGGCATCAACATCGATCACACATCATCCTGACTAATTGGACGGAATACGCGAGTTCGTGAAACCGTGTAGAAATGTTCAAGGACTTCCGGCGATAGTGACTCCTGGACCTTCTTCTGATCCAAGCGTCGTGACTCAACATAATCCCATTTGAGAACTGGCTGACCATTGATGGTTGCCATTGTGTTATCTGCCATCGCCAATTCGACGTGAGCGCGAGCAATATCAATACGCTCGGTCAAATCTTTGATCTCGGCCTTAAGCCGATTATATTCGTTGAGCCAACCTGCCACTGACGGCGGTAACTCAAATGCATCATTTATCTCTGACATTGATCCCCCTAGAACCAGTTAAATTTACGTTCGTGTTGAAGTGCTGCGCACGATCCACCGCTGCCGTATCTCTCGCTAATATAAGCGAGCATCGCCACGAGTTGCGCCTTCGAATCGTTACTGTGCTTCAGCCCTAGATTACGGTAAGTGCTGGCGAGAAGCTGGCCGACACCCCGTGCGGAACTGTGTGGATTCTTAGCCTTTGGATTGTTATGGCTTTCAACCGCAATAATTCCCTTGAGACATTGAAAAGATTTACGATCCATCAACTCTGCTGCGACATCTAGCGCACCGGCATTAGTCATTGCAACCTCTTTTGTTATTACTATGGGTGAATTGATGTGATCGATGATGAATGCGATATTGATTCCGAGAAGCAATGAAGCCCCCAGGCGTAAGATGAATCCCCACCAAGTAATCATTCATTCTCCTCCTCCGATATTTTTTTAACATATTTGGCTATTGCTACGCTGACCGATTCGGGTTTGAGGTTAAGAATGAACCCAATTTCTTCAATCGACTTACCCTGTTGGCGCAATCTAAATCCTCTTGCACCTGATTGGTTATTTTTGTTTCCGTTTTTGCGACGTGGTGCAAGAAGGCTTCGCTCGCGTTCAGAGAGGCCGCCCCAAACGCCTTCTCTAAGGTCGTTCTCCAATGCAAATTCAAGACATTCGAGTCGATGGACGCAGTCGTTGCAGAGCTTCTTTGCTTGAGGTATATCACGCTTTCGATCTTCACGAGAGTCTGGGAACCAAAGGTCTGGATTGTCACCTTCCGCGCACCGTGCATATTTGAACTGAGGTGTTGTGAGATTGAGTATGTCATTTGTCATTGTCCTTGTCGCCGTATCCTGCTTCTCTTAATAGTCGAGTTATGTCTGAAACTGTAAGGACTGCCCACCAATCGCCAGCACGAGTAATGCCGACTCCATTTGGTTTGACTACAAGGATGCCATAATCGGCTTTGGCATTTTTAGCTTCAACCTTGGCTTCCTTAATCCAAGCGGGGAATTTGTATGACTTGTGATTCTTTACCTCCCACGCGAGACACGGAGTGCCAGTGATGTCGCCTTGATCAAACTCGCCGGTAAGGGCTCGTCGTTCGGCTCCTGGGAATCCGTGTTCGCGAAGGAACTTAACTAGCCCACTTTCAGCGATTGTGCCTTTAGCTTTAGCTTTGCTCAAGGTTTAACCGCTGATAGGCGACGAGATGTGACGGCATTCGTCGGGCTAGTGCGGACAACTGGGTGCTTAGTAAAATCGTAAATAATCTCGCGCAACTTTTCGTTTTCCTTGCGAAGTGTTCTAATCTCTTTGATCATATCGGCTGATCCACCCTTGCGAGCATATTCAACTGCTCCGCCTACAAATAAAAGTAATGCTCCACCGCCAAAACACATTGTTAAGAAATAATCAGAGTTCATTGTGATATTCATTTCTTTGCTCCCTTTTGTAGTATCGACATTGTTGTCTGCTTTTCTTCACCGAGCCAAAATGTATGCTCAATCTCGGCGTCAATCGTTGCGATGGAAACGGAATCAATTCCGCCAACGCTGGCTTTGCTTTTATCAATGCGGGTAATGACACCCACGAAAGAAAGGATTACTTCATCTCCAACTTCAGGTTCGATGCGGCTCATTTCTTTCCCTTCATTGCAGTTTGGAAGTTGTGCCAATCTTTGACGCCAACGAATTCATCATCTTTGCTGATGGTTGATTCAGTCCAAAGAATGATTAAGAAAATGATTGCGCAAGTTGCTGCGCCGAGTAAAAGAATCTCTAACATTATTTTTTCGCCTTTCGCTTTGCAATTTCTTGATAAACGCGAGCGCGAGTTGCTGCAATTGTTTTTTCTGGATTGCCGAAATCTTGTTTGTGAGACAGATAAGCAAAAGAAGTGCCATTACCTAATTCATCGTCATAACCATCATCCATCATTGCTTCATATTGAGCCAATGCAGCATTGATAATTTCTAAATCTTTTTTCGTTAGCATTATGCCACCGCCTGAACAAGGTTGACATATTGGTTAACTAATGTGCGATAAAGAATTTCTTTGTCAGAGCGATTGCCCCAATCTTCATTCAACTTTCTTGCATCAATCATTGAAACAATCAAACAAAGAAGTTGATTTTCGTCGAGGTTGATATTGATTGATTTTACTGTTGAGCTATTCATTTACTGCCCCTGTTCGTTGTGCAAGGTCCTTTTCCTTGCGAGTGGGTTCAGACTAGACCTATTTTGATGGGGTTCGCAAATAGGCTCTTCGGCGTGTCGGAAATAAAAATATGACCCCCAGCGCCGGCGAGATGGCATCTGAGGGTCGGTGGTGCGGTCAGGAAGGTTAGGCTTGGCTCTGCATTTGGGTCAATTCCGCGCTGATGGCGGCGTAAGCGGCTAAGTCAATGGCTGAATCGAGATGGTCAGGCTTGGCTGAGAGACGGGCCAATTTCATGGCTAGCATCAGTTGTGCGACCACATCAGGCGGCACTGGGTCTCCAGGTGTAGCTTCACCCATCCAACGCTCTAGGACGACTCCCATGAGGATTCCTATGCGTCTGTGGTTATCGTAAGGATGACCGTGATTGGTGTTGCGGTCGCCATAGGTCAGCCGTTTGGCTTCGTCAAGAATGTCGCCCCTGTCCATCGTTCCCCCTAAATAATCTTTGCGTTATGGTGGTTCAAATAGCCTATCGCTTGGGTAAGGATAGCGATGTCCTCTTCTGCCATACCAATAAGCGTGTTGCAATGCTGACAAAGTAATCCACGAGCAGGTTCGTCGGGATTATCGTGGTCGTGATCAACGCTGAAGCGTTTGGAATAGTCGGATTCAGCAACTCCGCAGATGGCACATTTTCCGCCCTGACTGGTCAGAAGCGCTTCATAATCTGTGGATGAAATAAGTCGCCTTTGACGCTTGCGGCATTCTTTGCATTCTCGCCGATGACCGTCAACGCCACGAGCTGATAAATCAAATTGAGATAGTTCTTTGAGTTCGGTGCAAATAATGCATCGTTTGTTTTGCTCGATGAGAAGTTCCCCCTGTTGATCTGATTTACTTCTTCGCTGCTGCTTCTTGCTTTGCAAGGTTAGCATCAACTTCAGTTTTGGCGACTGCAACGATTCCGAATGCAGCGTCTTTTGGATTCAATCCACGACCGATAACTCCAAGGAGTCCGGATGCGAATGCAAGAATTTTGACTGGAGTTGTTGCCTTCATTTCAAAGGCTGCGGTTGCCAATGGAAGTGCAATCACTGCATAAGTTGCAATGACTGATTCGATTTTCTTGAGGTTCATAGTTCTCCTATTTTGTTGGGGTTGGCCATGCTGGTCGTGCGATTGCATGGATTGTCTTACCAAAGTATCGTTTGCGACGATAAACTCCGCCCCCGTTTTGTTGCGATCCAGTCGCCCCTTCAGCACTTGTATTGCCTTCGATCGTGGTCAAATAAGTCTTATTGTTCTGCTCAACTATACCAACGTGATCTGCGATCCCAGCACCGTTCCAATCAAAGAAGATAATGTCTCCTGGCTGAGCGTTGGCTGGGGTAATGATTTGATTGCGAGCCTTGAAGAATTTAACTCCATCTGGGCAATAAATAAACCCTTGAGGTTTTTTAGCGGCAACGAGCGCCGATCCGTTTGGCACTTGCGCGAAGCACCACGATATGAAGCACGCGCACCAACTCTGCCCCTGATCATTCTCGCCAGTAACTGATTTCCACCAATCCCAAAATTCAACAATGTTGCCTGACTTGCCATCAGGTCCACCCTTTTCAACAACACCTAGTTTGGATTGAGCTGCTTTCACAACATCTGCTGCGCTCATAATGATTTCCTTGATCTAGATGGTTTTGATTCCGATGTGGCTTTCATAACCTCAACATCAATCTTAATTTTCTGCTGATTCTCTAGCAATTCCTCAACCTTGTTGATAAGTCCAGTCTGTCCATCGTTATAGAGCGCATATTCAATCTTGGCTAATTTATCTTCAATGACTTCAGTGTGAGTTTTAATCGCGTGCCTGGCTATCATTGCAATTCCGGCAAGAAGAGCTGCCAAAACAAAGAAGTAAGAATAAATAATGGTTGCGGTGTCAACGGACATTTGCGCCCTTTCGGGTTAGGAGTTAGCGGATGGTGTTTTTAGTTGTGCTTGCAGTATTGCTATTTGTTGTGCTTGCGCCCCTATTTGCTCTCGCAATGATGCGAGGACATCTTCGATATTGACCTGTGGTTCCATTATTTCCCCTTGATAGTTGGTTCATTTGCGTAAAGAGCCTTGAGTTGCTTGATGGCATCCTGTTTAGTCTGATGACAACCCATAACGGTATTGTCGTCATCTTTAACTACTGGGAAGCCTTTGCATCCATAGGAATTAGGTTGACCGACGTGATATGGCATTTATTTCCCCTCTAGCGCTGAGACCTTGGCTGACAATTCTTGAACGGCCTTGATGAGTGGAGAGATAAACTGCTCATAAGAAATAGACTGATATGAGTCAGGATTAGAAATATCATCTTGAACCCAGCCCGCAAAATCTCCTACATTGGCAGCATCAAGCGCTGATTTAACTTCCTGAGCAATAAGTCCGTAATGAATGCGTTTTCCAGGAACCGATACGGTTTCATAGATTGGCTTCCCTTGAGCATCTTCTCCGATAATAATTGGTTTTTCATTATCATCAAGGACGATTTTTTTACTTCCTTCAATCCATTGATAAGCAACTGGACGCAAAGAGTCAATAAAGGTTAATCCAAGAGGAGAATCAACAACATTTGTTTTTAATCTAGCATCAGATGTTGTAATTGTTGTGTTATTTGCGTACACGTGTGACCAACGCCTTGATCCTGAAATTCCAAGATTGTAAGTGTTGTCGGTGTTTGGCGACCAGTCTGTCGTGATTCCATAACCACCAGTGATTCCTGCGGTTTGACTAATAGTCAAAATCGTCAAAGTTGCTTGACCATAAAAACCGCCAACGGTGCTAATCGTTCCAGCACTATAAATATCACCTGAAGCCGATGAAATGTAACTTGTGCCAGAACTTAACGTAGATGAATTGATAGTCCAACCACCAACAGTTCCAGAAGAAGCATAAATTGAACCAGTAAAGGAACCGCTAGTTGCCGTCACTGTGCCAGTAAATGTTCCAGCCGATGCATAAACCGTGCCAGTAAATGTTCCACTGGTTGCAGTAATGTTGCCAGTAATAGTTGCGCTAGAAGCTACGAGAACGCCAGATGGTGATACTGAAAAGGTTCCTGAACCATTATTGTAAGCAATACCAGTAATCGTTCCAGCATTTATTTTGCCAGCATCAAGATTGGCAATAACAGTATTACTTATTGGAGCTGCAACCCAAGAACCGCTGGAATAAACATATTGATAAAGGACTGTTCCGCCGCCATTGACTTGAAACCAAATATCTCCATTAGTGCCAGTTCCGGAAGGACTAGAAGTGGAATAATGAGAAGTATTCTTGCCATTAGCCGTAGTTTGAGCGACACCAGCGGTATAAGCAGCAGAAGTAGCAGTGGCGTTGGCGGCATTGGCAGTGCTGATAGCGGTGGCGGCATTTGTAATGGCCGTCTGCGCATCAGCTTCTGCTTGCGCTGCCGCAGTTGCCGCTGCGTTAACATCCACATTATCGGCAATCCGAACTTGCTGAACATCGGCATAAGTAAAGTCGGTGGCATTGGCGCTGAACGCGTCTCCTGTGGCCGTTGTGACTGCTAGATTGGTTGTGTTGGCGCAAGTGAAGGAAGTTCCAGCCACAACCGAGCTGACAGTGAAAGTTCCGCTATAACCAGCAGGAACGATGCCAGATACGATGACTGCATCGCCAGCGTTGAAAGTGTGACCTGATGCCGTATAAGTGGCCGTTGACGAAGTGTAAG